TCAAAAGTTCTTGTTAAACAAGTACCATGTTTGATTAATATATGCGAATGTAGCGCAATCGCCTTTACGCATATCAAGAGTTATCGAGTCTCCGTTTTCATTTACTAACGGAGTATTTGTGTCTTCGGGTCGTACACATATCGCATCAGTTGCGTGTCTCGAAACTATTACATGTATGAATATGACAGAATTATAACCGATTTCACTCCAGGAATCTCCATAATCGTTGTAAACAGTTCCCATTTTACTTGAGACAGTATTTCGAGAAGGTAGATAAACGTTAATATATGACGTTGGTTGAAAGAGATAGGTATCCATATAACCTATATCGTTTATAATCGCATTAGTCTTTGCCCCCGGTCTGACATATCTTGCGGTCGATATCGCACCATTCAGTCTTAACCCCCCATTGCAGAATAATGCGTAGTTGCGATAGCCACCATTAACATTTATCACAGCCCCATAATTTATATCGTTGTGATTAGTTGTATACTCAAGGCGCATCAAAGCACTTGTTCCCCCAAGCGTAGACGGCAAGGTATTTAGACCAAGACCGGCCCATTTACCGGAAGATGAAAATCCCAAAAACGCATTACTTCCTGATGAATAAAGGAAAAATTTAGAAGACGATTCACCTGAATAGCGGTTATCCGAAAATAGTCCTCCACTCTCCATCCTGAGCCCTCCGATATAGGCATCCCCATTTTGATAAACCTTAAAGGGGGCATTTGCAGGTGCTGTATTTCCGGCCCAGATCCGAACAGAGTTTCCGGCTGTTCCACCTCCGGAGAGTCCGGCAAGTTTTTCTCCATTTGAATTTGCAATATAGATACTTCCTCTACTTTCCACATTTCCGTTGCTTTCTACCCGGAATGTCGGATCAGTGGGTGGTTGTCCTTTCGCCCCGGCTGTTCCTCCCGACCAAATACGGATGGAACCGGAAGCAGCCATTCCACCTGTGCTTCCGAAAGCGATCGCACCGGTAGTTATGAGTCCGCCGTTGATCTCCGTTATCGTATTGTCATACTTTGAGGCAAGCACCCATTTAGAACCGCTATATCTATAGATATTCTCCCCATCCACCCATAAGTCATTTGTCCGCATCCCCGATGCTGGAGCCGTCGTTTGATAAAATACCCTTGCCTTGTTATTTGCAGTCAATTGGGCGTTGTTAGCTGCATTTGACGCATTCTCTGCATCCGTCAGGGCATCATTTATCCCATCATACAACGGTTGAAGGTTAGGACGGTCGGAAATGTTATTATAACCGGATGTTCCGGATTTGAATACCATCTTCCCGCCAAACTCTCCGATCCCCAGGTTGAAATAGCACTTTCCATCTGTCGATACTATGCGATCCACCGTGATTCGGCCGGGCAATATCTCCGTGAAGCCGTAGCAGGTCACAAACGACCGTACACCGTCGGCTTGACTACCTAATAAACCGACCAGAAAGTAATAATCGCTGCCTTCGTCCATGTCGTGCGGTTCTTCGGACAAGATAAACTCGCCGGCCTCAGAAGACTTGCCACATTTGGCGTACAGGTAGAGCTTCCCGAAGTCGCCCAGCGGCGGACTGGTGTAGGCAGGTAGATCCCAGAACTTATATTCAGAAACGGCATGGCTGCCTTTTATTTCCGAGATGCCGATCGTCATGTGTTGAAGGATCGCTTTCGGGGCGGTGAACAGTTCGGTCGCATCGTCATAGACAAAGTCCGGATCGACTTTCCGGGGATTGGTCTTGCTGTCCACGAAGCGGAATTGCAGGTTTTCATGTCCGACCAAAAGGGACATGGTGCGCACCCAGACTGGATCGATCCCCTTGGTGTAATCTTTAAACGCCTTTTCCAACATCTCCTGTGCTTCAATCGCATCACGTAAACGGCGCTTGGTGTAGTGCATCGCATCGCTGTGGCGGTCGTCATTGATCACCTCGTTGCTTTCGATCTTCGACAGATCCGAGGAGACAAAGCCACCGACCGGCACATTGCTTAACTCCAGTCCGGGGCTGTAGGGTCTATTTATATAGTCTTTTACGGCCGTGATGCGGATACGCACTCCCTCAGGCTGAAACTGCGGGTCGTCAAACAGGATGTAACCACCTGGCACCAACCGTCCACCCACCTCCAGCCACTGCGATTTCGCCCAAATGCCGTCCAGCTCACCGGTAAAGGCAAAAGATTCCTCTTCCTTGTTGTACAGGCTTCGGGCTGCTTCACGGAACATATCCCATGACGCACCCGTCTGTATAGCATCGTTGCAGACGTATGCCTGCGGCAGCGAGATGTTGAAGACCGCGTATGTATCACCCACGGCCGGACAGCGGTTCGGATTCGGTATCGTGCCTCCCTCTTTCTCGACAGGCACCAACTTAAACCGTCGGGCTGCATGGTCGTAACCGGTCAAAGCGTCAGATGTCTGCTCGAGGTCAAATTCTTCTCCAGTCATCACACCCGACTGGAAGATAATCGTTGCAGTTTCGCCCGGTATTCGGCATTTGGAATAGTCCAAATCTGCCGGAATCGTGTTATCGATGATATCATAGAGATGCTTTTCGGCATCCACCACAACCACCTCGGACACGGTGCCCACCCGTGAGGGGTAGATGTGCGAACAGTCCAAGCTGTCCTCATTGTTATTGGCCAAAGCCCGGTCGGCTCGTGTAATGAACATACCATCCTTGTCGGTTTTATAGTGTCTGCCTTCGTATTCCAATTCCTGGGATTTTGGCAGCAGCAGACAGGAAGCCCCATAGGCGGTGCGGTCGATGTTGCGCTCGCCACCCTGCACATAGAGGATGGAGGTGGGTGGTTTTTCGCCCTGCAGCTTACGGCCGACACCGGTTTTGAAGCCATTCCCACGGCCGTAGGAAAGAGGCAGAGGATCGTCCTTGAACTTCTCTACCTTGCCGAAATTGATAGTCTTGCTGACGATTTCGAATTCTGTTCCCCATTCATCCGCAAAGCGGTTCAGCACATCCAAACAGAACTCATGGCTAAAGGCCAAGGTCTTTTCCGGTGCATCGATACAGGTCCCAATAGACCATCCACCAACTCCCGATTGGTTCATGTTATCAACCAATAACTCCAGAAAGAAGCGGGGTTTTCCGGTAAGTTGGAATTTCAACTTTCGGGGGATGGCTGACAGATGCTTGTATTTGATGGTATTCAGCAGTTCCCAGTAGCCGCCAAAGGTGGCACTGTATTCGAGATTGCGAGTGCCATGCTTTGTCAGATCCTCCGGTCTCCAGAGCGTATATCGCTGACCTTGATAGTCAACATAGCTGTAGACAGGTATTTCTACATGTTCTGTCAACGAGAACACAAGATTGACCTTGTCGCCCTGCCGGATGGCCCGATAGCGATAACTGGTATCATCGACCGGTATATCGAGAAGTATTTTCCCTGTCTTTTCAAAAATGATCATAGCTCATTTAATTAATTGATTAACTTTGTCTCCGGAGACCCTCGGTCCCCTAATTTTCTTTTTTTACAGCCTCCAATCTGTGATAGCCTGGAGGCTGTTTTATTATTCTTTCGCCACCGAACATTTTATATCTCCATTTGTTTTAAAAGAAAATACCCAACCTGGGGTTGGCGATTATCAATAATTTTTTCTGAATATACATTTGCTGTCTTTCTGCTGTGACAGCCCAAAGACAGTGTCACTAATTTATTAATACGGCCTTGCAGGCGGAGTGAAGTTTGATGTCCAACGGGCAATATTACTGATGCGAAACTCGTCAATCATACCGTTCAGATACAATCCATAATCCCGATATTTTCCGATCATTAAAGAACTATAGTACCCTGAAACCATCGTTGATGTGAAACCAGACGCATACACTCCATTTACATACACTTTCCAATATCGAGATTGTGACCTGACGATCGCAAGATGAACCCACTGATCCCGTGGCATCGTAAAATAGCATATTGCATCCCCTCGGGTTCCACCATACTGCAATCCAAAGAAAATGCGTCCGTCTGATTCCTCCATTATATCAAAGCTGTAACTTCCATAAGCAACGCCTTTTGACATTATACCGTTTTTCACACCACTTTTCAGTTTAATCCAAAAATCGACGGTATAGTTTGGATATAGGGACTCGTTTATGGCATTCGTTCCACTTATCTTTACATACCCGTTTCCTGAAAACGAAACGCAATTCTTGAATTTTCCCACTACATAGGACATATTACTACCAACATAAGGCTTGCCTGAGGCTTCATCTTTCAATGATCCATCAAAATGTAGCAACAGCAAAGTATTCCTGTCTACTTTCTTCCGTCCCATCATCGACCGTCTCATCTACGCCCTCCTTTCTCACGATAAGAGGTCGTAACTTCTTTATTTAGAGAGTATTTTACCCCCCCCGTTTAACTTTTAATAACATAACCTGTTTCATTGCTTTACCTCCTGTACAATTGTGGGCAAGTCTTTCAAGTCGTTCGGATAACCTGTAACGGTTGTCAGAATGCAGAGATAGATCACACCGTATTGTTCATAATATTTGTCTTTCTCGAATGCCATACCCTGCACGTATGGAATAGGATCATCAAGCGTGCCTGCGTGCTCAGCTTTAACGATCTTATACAGTGAAGCAGTTTCTATGCCCGGTTTCCAGTCGGCTTGCAGCTTGTGCTTTTGTATCACTTCAAACAAAGTGTCACTTTCTCCTTCCACTACTCGAAGCCGGAAGCCTATTTCAACTTCTTTGCCAAACTCTGCATCTTTCTCACCCCAAATGGGGAATAAGACCTGCATCTCCAACGCTTGGCTGGCTGTGAGAGACACGCTGTTCATCATCGCACGGGCAAAGGTCACTGCCTGCGCTTCCGGGGATTTAGCGATTGCCTTATCTGCTTTAGTTTGCAAGGCTGCCGTTGTTGTATGGATCATTTCAGGATAGCCTTCCACTACGATAGCTTCGACCTCCCCGGCTGTTTGGGCGGCATCGATACGGGATAGCAAGCCGTCTGTCACCTTGCCGCATTGCTCCGAATAGTCCGCTATTTCGTCAAGAGCAACCGTTAAGATATTCGAGGCGTACAGATGACCGCCTACTTCGACTTCTTCCTGCCGGCTACACTTATCCTTCACTTGCAGGGTGTTCGAGACGTATGCGTCCTGTTCATCAATATAATAATGATGGATGTCTTTATCGTAGATTTCCTGCCGTTTGGCATCACGGGCACGCCAGAGCAATTCTTCCGGTGTCGGCTGTGGTTCCGGTGTCAGTGCCATATACCAACACTCGAGCGGTGATGCCTCCGGATAGTCGTTATGATACTGTTCCTGTTCTTCACTAAGCAGGAGATAAGCGCCATCTTCGTAATTTTCGATATTGTCGCCAACAAGATAGGAATCAGGCAATTCTTGTTCCAATTCCAAAAACTGAATGTTTTTTTGAATATACAGCATATTGTCTTATTTATATTTCATGTAACGAAGTATTATGATACCGGAACCGCCTGCGCCAGAATAGCATCCTCCTGAGACATTGGAACCACTTATATAAAAAGAACCTCCTCCTGAGCCCGTATTGGGTTCTCCATTAGTAGGTCTTCTCGAAATATCTCCGACATAACCGATACCACCGCCACCTGGTGCTGATCCGGAACTATATTCTCCACCACCTCCACCACCTCCGGCGTACAATTTATTATTGAACGGGCATCTGGTAGTACTCCCTTGACCGATTCCAGGCATATCACCTGCTCCATTAGAACCATCACTTCCACCAATATATCCTGCCGTCTTTTCTGCAGGTCTTCCACTACCACCACCTGATCCCCCATCGCCCCCTCTTCCGGAATATCGACCTCCATTTCCGCCAAGAGCTTTTATTGAATTAGATTTAAACCAGGACTCTGACCCTGGAAGACCATTCTTCTGATCATCGTAAGCAGACATCGAAACTACACGATCTCCCCCTTTCCCTATTGAATAGCTAACAACACTTTCTGGAGTAACAGGCACATCAAGATATGTTTTAACATACCCCGATCCGCCCCCTCCACCACCTCTTTCAGGGCCTGACGATGCACCAGAGCCACCGCCACCAACAATGAATACATCAACAAATTTACAACCAGCTGGCACCATCCATGTACCGGATGATTTTAACTCTTCCACAACTTCTACCAATTCTCTCTTTCCCATCATCACCCTTCTCTTCATCTCTCACCTCCTTTCATTATACTCTCACGACAATTATCCCATGTTCTTTTTTCAGCGATACCCCTGTGGCTTTACCAGCTGGCAGTTCAACGCTTGTTTCCTCCGATTGCCAGCCCGAACCGTTTGGGATCGGTTGGTTAATCGTTGATCCGGTGTTGTTCTTAATGGACAGATAAAACTCCTGCATCTCAGGAACGCTTCCTATATTCGCAAAGTTGATCGCCTGCACAGATGTACTCGAATAGGTAAAACGCAAGTTATACGGTGATGAAGGAAGAGCCGCCAGAGACTCGACATCGACATACTCTTTCAACCTCAAAGAGTCCGATACCTTCGTTTTCTCTTCATTGCTGTAATTATTGTCGGTATGGACATAAGCAGCGTCCTTGACCGTATGGTCGTCATTCTGTAACTGGGATAGCCTTGTCGGAATCGCCTGCTGAACGTTTGTGATGCTCTGGTTCAGCCCGGCGATGATCCCTTGCAACGTCTGTGTGTCCTCTACGTTGGCAAGGAAAGCGATGATCTCGTTAAATGACTCGATGGCACTCGATGCGTCACCCGAAACGAGCGTGTTGACTTGCTGCTGCAAGGCTGTCAGCGCGTTCCTGATTTCCGTGTCGTCGTAGCTTTCCCCGTCCTGTCCTTCGGCTACCACACCCGTATCTTCGTCGCCGATTTTCCAGTGCTTCGTTGC